CTCCCTTGAAAAGCATTTCAATTCTATATATTTAGATAAGCTGAGTAAAAACATAAGCCGTGTTTGTTATGAGTCTTATGACCCACTATTACATCTAAATGCAAACTCTTCGGTTTGGGATAATCTTGAGGAGATTGAGTATAAGGAGGTCTCTAAGGGTATAGATATAGCAACCATACCAATTACCGATGAGAATAAAATAGTAGAGATTCTTGTAAAGTGGTGGGAAAAGAGATATCCAATGGTAGAGGGGCAAAGGAATCATAATGTATTCATTCTCGCAATGGCATTTAATGATTATGGTATAAATAAAAGCCTTGCATCATATGTCCTCAATAGCTACGCAACTGACGGGTTTACTGTATCTGAGATTACACAATCTATAAATTCAGCATATAGGAATACTGATAAATTTGGCACAAAGTATTATGAGGATGAGGAGCGTGTTAATCAGATTAAGTCAAAGCACTTAAGAGGTGTGCCAAAAAAGGAGATACGCTATCAACTACAAGATTCCAACATTGATAGTGCGGTTATAGATGCGGTCTTAAGTAAGATAGAGGGTGAGAACGCTAAACAAACTTTTTGGACGAAGAATGATAAGGGAATCATAAAAATCGTACATATATTATTTAAGAATTTTTTAGAGGATTCGGGATTCTACAAGTATTGCCCTGAAGGGGGGAAGAGTTATGTATTTGTAAAGGTAACCAATAACCTTATAGACCATACATCAGAGAAAGAAATCAAGGATTTTATATTAGGTCACCTAATAGAGTTGGATGATATGAGTGTGTACAATTACTTCGCAGACCAAACAAGATTTTTTAAGGAGGAGTTCTTGTCTCTGCTATCCACAATAGAGATTTACTTTATATCTGACACAAAAGATTCTGCATATTTATACTATAGGAATTGTGCTGTTAAAATAACAAAGAATGAGATTTTAACAATTGATTACTTAGACTTAGGTGGCTATGTTTGGAAGGACCATATAATTGATAGGGCTTTTAGTATATGTGGTGTTACTGATAATTGCGATTATAAGAAATTTGTATCCAATATATGCGGCTCAGAGCAAGGGAGGATTAACTCAAGTGAAAGCACAATTGGGTTTATGCTACACGGATATAAGAATCTATCATTTTGCCCTGCCGTTATACTGAACGATGAGGTTATAAGTGATAGCCCCGAAGGAGGTACGGGCAAGGGGTTATTTATGAATGCACTAAGTAATATGAAAAAGTTGGTCGTGATTGATGGGAAGTCATTTGCATTTGAGAGGTCATTTGCATATCAATTAGTGAGCGCAGATACTCAGATATTATGCTTTGACGATGTGAAGAAGTACTTTGATTTCGAGAGATTATTTTCGGTGGTAACTGAGGGCTTAACACTTGAAAAGAAAAATAAGGATGCGATTAAGATACCATTCAGCAAATCCCCAAAGGTAGCGATAACCACAAATTATGCAATCAAGGGGTCAGGTAATTCATTTGCGAGACGCAAGTGGGAACTTGAATTTCACCAATACTATTCAAAGGAGTTTACCCCATTGGATGAGTTCGGTAAGTTGATGTTCGGAGATTGGAACGATGATGATTGGTGTGAGTTCGATAATTATATGATTGGTTGCCTACAAGGATTTCTATCAACGGGTTTAGTGAAAGCTACGTTTGTTAATCTTGAAGTACGGAAGCTATCCGCAGAAACATCTCATGAATTTATTGAATGGTGCGGTGTGCTTGATGAGAATATAGAGCCTATAATGGTACACAGCCAAAAGTATCACAAAGATGCGCTGTTTAATGATTTTATTGAGCAGTATCCTGACTATGCCCCAAGAGCAAAGATGAGTGTTAGTAGGACAAGGTTTTATAAGTGGCTTGTGTCTTATTGCGTATTCAAGCAAGGTATTCAGCCATCACAAGATAGAGACCATATGGGTAGATGGATAATGATGAACAAAAAACAAATAGATATATAATGGACATATTTGAATTAGAAGCGCATGAAACAAACGCCTCGATGTTAGATATATGTGAGAGGTTAAAAAGGGTTATCCTTAAAACAAAGCAAGTGTCTGAGGGGAGAGGTCGGGCTGCGAGATTGGTTAATACACTTGTGCATAAGACAGATAAGGGTACTATAGATAGAATAGTTAATAGCTACGAGTATTATAAAACATTAGTAGAGCAAGATATGAACAGAAAAATAGAGTTTAGGGCTTACCAAAAGGATATAATAGAGAGGGGAGCAAGGGTATTAATGGAGCGTGGATTCTTGTATTTAGCTATGGAGGTTAGGACAGGCAAGACGCTAACGAGTCTTGGTATCGCTGAAAAGATTAAGAGCTGCAAGGTACTTTTTGTAACCAAAAAAAAAGCTATCAGTTCTATTCAATCGGATTACGATTTGTATAACCCATCGTTCACAATTACTATAATAAACTACGAAAGCTTGCACTTAGTAAATGATGATTGGGATTTAGTAATATGTGATGAAGCGCATTCGTGTTTTTTAGGAGATACCCTAATAGGTGGCGTAAAAATAAAGAACATAGAGTTGGGAAGTTTACAAAAAAGCTTTAATTTTAAAAAAGGAATCTATGAATACAAAAAAGTGCTAAATGTATTTAAGAACCCCTTAACTGAAAACTTAATAAAAATAAAATGTAATGGAAAAGAAATCATATGTACCGAAAGTCACAAAATTTTTACCAAAAGAGGTTGGGTTAGGGCGAGAGATATCGTACCCACAGATGAACTGCAAGTTTTGTAGCAAACAACTAACAGATGTTCAGGTTTAATCCTTTATTTGTTTGCGAGTATATATTTAAAACAAAAGAATTTAATATAAATAAAGTATATCCAACACATTATAAGATAGATATAGCCTTAGAGGGGTTAATGGTAGCAATAGAAATTGATGGTTCAAGTCATAATAGTAAAAAAAAATAAAGAATGCGACAAACGAAAAACAGAATTACTAATTTTAAGGGGGTGGAGAGTATTGAGGTTTACAAACTCACAGATACAGAAAGAATTAAAGAATTGTGTCCAAGCGGTTTTGTTTATGATATAGAGATAGAAGATAATCATAATTACTTAGCTGAAGGTGTATTGGTACACAATTGTGGGGCTTTCGCCAAGCCAAGCAATCGTGCTGTGGCTATTAAAGAAATCATATCAAGGCTAAAATGTTACGTTATCCTTATGTCAGGTACACCTACCCCCGAAAGTTTTTCTCAAATGTACCATCAGGTTTATGGTATACCAAATAACCCGTTCAGCGAGTTTAAGAATTTCTATAGATTCTGCGATAAGCACGTTAAGGTAACTGAGAAGAAGATAAATGGTCTATTTATAAAAGATTACTCTAACGGGCTACCATCAATAATGGAGGCTATGCAACCATACATAATAAACTACACTCAAAAAGAGGCGGGATTTGCAGTTGAGATAACTGAGAATTTCTTAGATGTGGAGCTAAAAGAGTCGACATATAAGCTGATTGATAGACTTAGGAGAGATTTGGTTATAGAGGGGAAGGATGAGGTTATATTGGCGGAGACATCGGTCAAGCTAATGACCAAGCTGCACCAACTGTATTCGGGTACGGTTAAGTTCGAAAGCGGTAACTCTATGGTAATTGACACATCAAAGGCTGAATTTATAAGGGATACATTTTTGGGGAAAAAGATTGGGATTTTCTATAAATTTACTGAGGAGCTTAATGCTATAAAGGCGATATACGGTGATGATATAACTACAGACCTTAGTGTCTTTGAAGACACTACTAAGTCGATAGCTTTACAGATTGTGTCAGGTAGGGAGGGAATTTCTTTACGACAAGCAGAGTGTTTGGTGTATTATAATATAGACTTTAGTGCAACAAGCTATTGGCAATCACGAGATAGAATGACCACGAAGGATAGGTTACACAACGATGTATATTGGGTATTCTCTAAAGGCGGTATTGAAGCAGATGTGTATAAGGCGGTTGCTAAGAAAAAGGACTACACGGTTTCGCACTTTAAAAAAAAATAGTATCAATTTGATATTAATATAGTATATTTGCATATGTATAAAATAGTAACACGATTGGATGTTGAAATAGCAAAAGACGCAAAGGAGTTAGCTAAGAGCCGACACATAAGTTTTAATACCTTGATAATTTTAGCAATTGAAAGGGAAATTATGGAATCAAAATTCTTATCAAATCATAACTAATGGACATAATAAAAGATAAAATAAACCCTGAACATTACAAGAAGGGTGACATTGAGTGCATTGAGGCTATTCGGTCCGCAACGGTAGGTAAGAGTGGAATAGAAGCCGTTTGTGTAGCTAATGTAATTAAATACTTATGGAGATACGAAAATAAGGGGGGTAAGGTGGATGTTGAGAAAGCACAATGGTACTTAGAAAAATTGATAGAAAAACTATGAACAAATATACAGTAGGAGAACCGATGAAAGAGCCATTTTTACATTGGCTTATATTTATTGTAATTAATATTATACTATTTTACTTTTTTCTGAAGCTATGAAAATAAGTGAGGAGCAGTTTTTAGTTTTAGAACGAGCGATTAGGAAGTTCGGAGTATTACCTCAGCTTGATATGGTTATTGAGGAGTGTGCTGAATTAATTCAAGCTATCAACAAGGCAAAAAGGGTAGGGTTAGTTGACGGTCTTTGTTTTAGCGAGAAGAAAACTAATGAGCAGTTATTTATATACAATAATTTATGTAACGAGGTAGCTGATGTTAGGGTAATGATTGAGCAGATTGAATTGATGTTAAATGGTGCTGCTATTCAAATTTGCTTTAATAATAAAATCAAAAGATTAAATGAAAGACTAAATAAAATAATATGAAAAATCAAATTGGAAAACACGTAATTGTAAGAGCTGACAAGGCAGGAGTATTTTTTGGAGTATTGACAGCTAAAAATGATTTAGAGGTTCAATTAACCAACGTAAGAAAATTATATTATTGGTCAGGTGCTAACGCAATTGAACAATTAGCTTTAGAAGGGGTTAAAAATCCTGAAAAATGTCAATTTACAGTTGTAAATGAAGAAGCAACAGTAAGTAATTATATTCAAATCATAACTTGCACCGATGAGGCTATTGAAAATTTAAACGCTGTGCCTGTATGGAAGCTATAAAATCATTCCTAATAATACCACATATCTACAATGGAGATGGAAGTGGATATGGGGGTGGAAATGGACATGGAGATGGAGATGGATATGGAGATGGAGATGGATATGGATATGGAAATGGAAGTGGACATGGATATGGAAATGGAGATGGAAATGGATATGGAGATGGAAATGGATATGGAAGTGGAGATGGAAATGGATATGGAGATGGAAGTGGATATGGAGATGGAAATGTAGATGGAAGTGGAAATGGAAGTGGAAATGGAAATGGGTTAACATCTTTAAATAACAAATCAATCCATATTATAGATGAAGTCCAAACCATAATAACTTGTGTAAAAAACAACATAGCCAAAGGCTTTATTGTTAATGCTGATTTATCTTTGACAAAGTGTTATGTGGCTAAAGAAAATAATCTCTTTGCACATGGAAAAACTATTAAAGAAGCCATTGAATCTCTTCAAAACAAATTAATACTTAATACATCTGTTGAAGGACGTATTTTAAAATTCAAAGAAAAATTCAAAGAAGATATAAAGTACAAAGCAATTGATTTCTACAATTGGCATACTATATTAACAGGGAGCTGTGAACTTGGGAGAGTCCAATTTGTGAAGGACAATTTGATTGATTTAACAAAAACAATGACCGTTAAATCATTTATAGACTTAACAAAAAATGCTTATGGTGGCGAAATTATTAAACAATTAAAAGAAAACTATGAAAACAATAGCACAACAATTAAACGTAAAAGATTTTCCGTTTGAAATTAGAAATAAGGAGGGTTTACAAATTTATTATGAAGATTTAGATGGATATTGGAGTAAAGCAGAATACAACGAGCAAGGTAAAGATATTTATTATGAAGATTCAAATGGGACTATAATAGACTATAGACCTAAAGTAACCGAGTTGTCTTTATGGGAAATAGCAACTAAATTCAATATTCCAATATCACAACTAAAGATAAAAAAATGAGCAAAAAGAAAAATATTATAATGGTTATGCATATCTTAATAGCAATACTAATTGTGTATTTAATGATTGGATTAACTATATGGGATTTTAATATTAAACATTGGTCTACTATATTGCGTGGATTTTATATATTTGGAACTGTTTTTTTCGGTTCTTGGATTGCAATAGGAATTAGAAATGATATTATATGAGCAACAAGAAAAACAAAGTATGAATACTAAAAAAG